GCCAACCTTAACAAACGTGACTGTGCCACCAGTGATATAGACCGTCTCAGGCGAGTGACCGGCGGTGTAAGTGAACGGACTGCCGCCGCTGACCGTGATCGCGCTCTGGCCGACCGGATTATAGCCCAGGTTGCCGCGCACAAATACATGCGTACCGGTGCCGTTGTCCTGCATGCCGCCGGTGACATTGCCGGTGAGGTTCGCGTCGACAATTGAATAATAATCAGCGGCACCGGCGGCCACCATGATGCCGTAGCCTTGGCTCGCCACCAGATTGCCGTAGCCCGATCCATAAAGACCGCCGAGCACCTGGAACTTGCCGGTACCGGCGGCGACAAACAGGCCGTGCCGCGTACCGGAAGAGGTGCTCGAATTGCCGACCGCTACACAATCCACAAAGCGCACGTTGGTCGCGTTGCCATCCACGTAATAGCCGTCCAGATGGTTGATGATGGAGCGGTGCGAGATGAAGGCGATGCCATCGGTCGCCGCGCCAGTACCGCGCACCCACACGCCGATGCCAGCTCCGTTGGCGGTCCAGCAATTGACGAAATGCATTCCATAGACGGTGCCGCTGCCTGCCGGAAAAATGACGATACCTGCGCCGCCCGAAGCGTAAGAAGTGTCAATGCTGCAATTGGCGAACCAAGCCCAACGCGCGGTCTGTCCAGCCTGCGGACGGACATAGAGACCGTTTCCGCAGTACAAAGTGGACACCGCTTCAAAGGTGATGCCGCCGGTCGAGTAGAGGTCAATGCCGATCGAATTTGCGGTGCCGTCGCCGCCGATCAGTACATCGCTCCAATAGCCTCCGCCGTTGTCGATCCGGATGCCTGTCGGCGAGCCGCCGATATTCGGCAGACTGATATTGATGTTTTCAAAGTGTTCAAGCGTTGGCGTGCCGCCGGTGAGCTTGATGCCGCCATAGAGTCCAGCGACCGATATGTTGCGCACGCTGCCGTTGGCCTGCGCGTCAAGATGCAAACCGTAGTTGGTGGAGCTGGAGACGCTGGCACCTTCGATCTGTAGGTCTTTGACACAATTGCCTTGGCCAACACTGATCGAGACCACGTCGGCGGTGGTGTTGCCAGACCAATGCAGGCAGGTCGCAAAGCGGCCTGCGCCAACCAGCGACACGCAGTTCTTGGTGATGGAAATCGTGCCGTAGATCGTCCAGGTGCCTTGCGGAATGATCACGGTGCCGCCACCATACCCGGCAGTCGGCAACGCCTGTATGGCCTCCTGAATGCCAGCGGTGGCGCTCTGGATCGTCCATGCGCCTGAATGCGTGTTGGCGCAGGACACAATCACGGTGCCGGATGCGCCGCCCGATACTGCCGTGCCGCCGCTGATCAGAACCGCTTCAGCGGTGCCGGTGCCGCCTGAGATGTAAAGATAATGTCCGGTATCGCTGCCGCTCAGGCCTTGCGGCACCGGCGACAATGTGATCGTGTTCAGACCGACAATGAGCGAGCCGCCGGGTGTCTGCGGAGTGAAGACATAGTTCGAGGAACTCTTGAGCGTGCCAAGGTTCGCGCCGTTCGCACCCAAGAAGGTCTCGATGGCCTGCACCTCGGCGCTCATGGCATTGTGGTGCCAAGCATCGACCAGCAATTTGACCGGCTCGCCGATCACATGCGCGACCGCAGTGGTGCCATCGAAGCCTCGCTGCGTGACGTACACCACGCCGGTAGTGACACCCGCGATCCAGACGATCTCCGAACCAATCGAGACAAGCTGGTTCGCCGCAAAACCGGTGCCGCCGTTCGCCACCAGGAACGTGGTGTCGATCGCGGACATCGGAGACTTGAGCGTGGTGATGACGTTGTTGTTGGCAACCTTCAGATCGGCGGCGGTCGCCACGCGGCCAGGAAATGCTGCTACTGGAGAGGACATAAATTATCCTGCCTGCTGCGCCGGTACCGGAGGCGGCACCGCTGCCGGTTCGACTGTGTTCGGCCTGCCGAGTATCGCCTGATTGAGTCCAGTGATGCTCATCTTCGAATCAACCGCGCGAGTCATCATTTCCTGGCTCACCGGCCTGCCGAACTCCGGTGCCATCTCGATGGCTAACGCCCAACGCAGTGCGTTGGCGTAACCGGGTGCGAGACTCAGCGGATCTCCAAGTAAGCCAAACTGCGTAAGAGGCTTGTAGCTCGCGACCTCGGCATTACCGCCAGTAGGTATCGGTTGCAGGAACACGTTCATCATAGGAAAGCCTCCATCGCAATACCAGACCTCGGCGAACAGGCCGGTCGCGATGGTATCCGGTCGCATCACGTACTCTTCAATCGTCGCTGGCCTGACCGGCTGGCGCGCGCCGTTCGATGAGATGATGGCGATGGCCTCGATCTTCACCGGCCTTGCGGAGTTCCAGGTGCCGCCTGGACCGAAGGAATACTGCGCCACTCCAGTCAGTCCAAACAGCTCGCGGGTGAGCGGCAATACCGGCAAGATCTGCGGCGACCAGCTCGACAGGATGTCGTTAGCCGCGTAGAGCGCATCGGTGAGTTCCGAAGTCGATGGCGTCTCCTCGGCGGCCACCACACCGATGGAGCGGATCGCGGCGGTGAGCAAGTCTTGAACTGTTGTCATGTCACATCCCGGTTAGATAATTGAATCCACCGCGTCCGCTGCCTTTCCGGCCTTCGGTGCCGTAGTCGGTCGAACCCATCGGGTTCGACGGCGAGTTCAAGGCCTTGACGCGGCCCAGGAACCGGCGCGCATCGGTCAGCACGTTGGGCGGCAGCACGGTGCCGAATTGATCGGCGAGGCGCACGGCAAGATTGTAGGTCAGCATGTCGGTGTACCCGGCAGGCGCGATGAACACATCGTTGATGGTTGAAAATTCCGTCAGCCGCACCCACGTCCAAAGCTCCACGTCGTTCGGTTGTGTCGGGTACGGCCAAAACCACAACGTCATGATCGGGTAGCCGTAGTCTGGATAAAGCACCTGCGGAATGGTGGAGGCGATCTGCCGCGTGGTGATGTCGGACCACTCCATCGGTGTCGCGAGCGTGAGCGGCAAATAGACCGGCGTCGGCGAGCCGGTCAATACCAGCCGCGCCTTCTCGATTAAAACGGGTGCCGGTGCCGCGAAATCGGCGGTCTGCATGCCTGTCGGATCGATGCCGATGGTATAGCTCGTCTTCGAAGGCGTGAGCGTGTAGCGGCTCTGATCGGCGTGGTAGATGACATCGCGTTGGATCTGGAGCGAATCGATCAGACCATTGAGTGCGATCAAGGCATCCTGGAACTGCTCTGGGTTCGCCGTGCGGCCCGGTCCTCTGGTCACCTGCGCCAACCTCAGCGCACGGTATAGGACCGCATCCTTGACGGCCTGCGCCTGTCCGGTCGATCCGGCGGCACCGAACGGACTACCGGCCCAGACGGCCTGTGCGAACGCACTACTCGACATTGGTTGAAGCCTGAGCCTTCATGGCCTTTTGCTTCTCGTTCCATTTGCGGAAGTGGTCCGGCTGCTTGCGCTTCGGCCTGTGTTTGGCATCATGCGCCGCGACCAACTCGCGCAACCGCTCGATGTCCTCATCGGCGAACTCGCGCTTCGGGTTGAGTTGCGCGTCGATCGCCGCAGCTTCCGCCGCAGCCGCCGCATCGATGCCTGCTCCTGGCACGGCTACGTCCCATACCGGCTGCAAATTCCAACCTTGAGTAAGGAGCTTCGCTTGTTCCGCCGCGTTCTTCACGATCACCGTTTTGTCTTTGCGGTACAACATGCGCGGAAATTCCTGGTAGCGGTACGGCGGTGTCGGAGGCTTGTTCAGATCGAACTCGCGAGTCATGGCGGCGTTTGCCGCATCCCGCGCAAACACCACCTCTCTGAAGGCCTCGATCTGCTCATGTGTGAACTTCGACGGATCGATGTCGGCCTGCGGCAGGCCGAAGGCGGCAGCTTCCTGCTGCCGCTTCTGTTGTTCGGTGAGGTTCGTCATTTCTTATGCTCGGTGGTTCCCGCCGGATGCTTGGCCTCGCCAAGCTGCTTGTCCTTGGCGGCCTCCTTGTCGGCTGCCTCCTTGGTAGGCGGAGGCGGCATCTCGGAGTAACCTTCGGAGGTCGCCTGCGCCTCTTCGTCCTTGTTGTTCACGATCTTGGTTTCCGGTTCCGGCACGGCTTTCACTTCAAGCTCTTCCTTCTTCTCCAAGGATGCCGCTTTGTACATCATTTTCGGGTACTCCTGATAACCCGCCATCTTGTCGCGCGGCGGCAGCGGTTGTCCGCATGTCGGACACGGCGGTCCCACCACATCATCCGGCTGCGGCGGCCCGATCGGAACGTCCTTCGGTTTGGCTTTCGGTTCCTCCGGTGGCGGCGCGGCGTGCGGCGGCGCGGTTCCGGTGTGAGTATTCATAAGTTTGAGATCTCCTTCCTGGCTCCAGTAATAAATCAACGTGTCTGCAAAAAAGTGGACCGCGCCAACGGAGGTAGACGCGGTCCATAAGCGGTTTATGGCAGACAAAAGTTATGTGGTGCCGCTGCCGAGTGAGTAGACGGTGTAGGCCTCAGAACCGGGAGTCACATTGGTGAACACAAACAAGAGAAACTTGGTCTGCGCCTGAGTGACACCTCTCTCACCAGCGGTGAATGTTCCGCCAGCACCGGGCGTAACCGTAAGTGAAGCGGTGCCTGCGGTAACGCGAATCGGCAACTCCCAGGAGGTGCCGATCATACAACCTTGAATGGCCTCGCAAAGCGCCGCCGCGCTCGGTAAAGTATCGGTGCGTGCGGAGGCAAAAGGTCCGCGTATCATGAAGCCGCTCAAAACCTGCGCGGTCGTGAGCGTGACATTGGCGTCCGTTGTGATGTTGGCGATGCTCGTCAACGGAAATGCGATGGATTGAAGACGAGGATCGCCTAAGCCGAAGTGTGAAGATAGTCTTGGCATCTGAGTGTCCTCCTACGCTCCAACCACCACCACGGCGCAGTTGTCCTGATAGAGACAACCTCTGCCGAACAGCGAGTCCATGCGGTTGATCTGCATGCTTCTCACCGGGTCCCAACTCTTGACCTTGCGCACGCTGATGCCAGAGTCAGGATCTTGAGCCGCGCCCGAAGCCTCGGTCGCCTTGGGTACGTAGAGCTTGGCTCCAACAAGCGCGAAAGCGAACCGTGAAAGGCCGAGTCCGCAGGTGCCAGACTTGCCGCTGGGCGTGCCTGTCTGCGGCCACAATGTGAGCGCCGCAGTGTTGGTAGGCAGAGCATCCACGTTTTGATATTGCGAACCGGGTCCATAGATGGCCGGTAGGATGTTGAGCACATCGGCGGCATTGCCGGAGCCGACCGCCGTCATGTCCTGAGTGATCGTGAAGGTGGCGGTCACCTTCGGGCCTGGATAGCGATAGGTCATCGGATTGACGTAGTTGACCGAGTTGATCGATATTTTGTCACCCGCCTTGAATGTGTCATTCGCGGTCGCGTTTACCGCAAGCTGCGTGCCGGACTGATTCGCGCCATTGACCGTCACCGCGCCACCCCAAGTACCTGCGGTGTGCGTGTAGAGCGAATTCGACTCATAAAAGTCAAATCCGGCGAGACGCCCAATATAGCCTTCTTTCCATTGCCGGGTGATTTCATCACCGGGATGGAAAATGCTGGTAATAGTGCCGCCGAGTGAAGCCATCATGGAAGAAGAAATGCACATGGCGCGCTTGCCTGGAGGACAGGCCTTTTCCTGCAGGCGCTGCCGCGCGGCGTAATAAACGATCACCGAGGTCGGATCAGTACCGAGTTGGTTGGCGTTTGCGCCGCTGATGTTGACGATGGTCGAAGCGTTCTGATAGGCGAACTTCGCGCAGCGGGAGTCGATCTCCTGCGCAAGCGCCGCCGCAGCCGGTTCAAAGTAGTTCTCTCTAAGTTCGGCCTCAGAGCGTTCCAATTTGACTGCGGCCTCGTAATCATCCCACTCAAAGCCGACTTGCAGCCATTGATCGAGCGTGATGGTGGTGGATATGCGGTTGATTCCTTGCGGCACGTAACCCATGCCGTCAATCACCGTGAAGCGTTGCGGAAATTTGACCGTGACTGTGCTGCCCGGTGCAAACTCTTTATTGAATTCCTTCTCAAATGATCTGTCGAAGTATTCACTCACTACGAGTTTGTTCAGGAGCAGGCGCAGCACCTCAAGTGACACCCAGGAGGTGTTGAGAAATGTGTTTGCTGGCATCAGGCCCACTCCTTGCCAGCATTCACAGGCTTATCGATAGGACAAGCCTGGGACGGTATTCTTCGCATTGTCATTACCTTTTGCGTTCGGCGAGCTGCGCGCGGTTCTTCGCTGAGAAGTACGCACGCACATCGCCGCGATTAAACGCGGCCTCGGCGTCGTTCGGTGGAGGCGATGCTCTGCCTGACACCTCCGTTGCCGGTGGCGGCGCGGAGACTTCCTTCTTTTGAGGAGCGGAGATGAAGCGGCCTGACTCATCGCGAGCGGGTGTCTCGCGTTCGACCGGCGCGGCCTCACTTTTACCGTTACCGTTAGCTGGTGCGTGCGCTTTTCGCAACTCGTCTTTAACAAGCTGCTCCAGCAAGACCACGCGGCGGATCGCCTCGCCAGGATTCACTCTTGCGACCTGGATGAACTGGTCGAAATCCTGAGCGCTATAACCCATCACGTAGAGCAGATCGGCGATGGCTGGTGAGTCATTCACGATGCCTTTGATGGCCGGGTGAATGTTTTGATCGCCGAACAAGCCTCTAGCCGCTGCGGTGATCGAGCCTTCGGCCTCCTCGCCGTAGCGCTGCCGCGCATAAGCGAGCCGTTCGGCGGCCTGCTGCTGCGCTGCCTGCTGTATCTGCTGCGCCTGGATCTGCTGGTAGAACTCGCGCATCTGGTCGGCCATCACCTGCTGCGAATAGGCTCGTTCGGCGGCGCGAAATTCGTCCCACGTTCTGAAGTCTTCAAGCTTCGGTTCGGCAAGCCTTTGCGGCTGCGCCGGTGGCTGTACGCTTTGCTGCGGAGGCACCTGCTGCGGCACCGGCACCGACATCATTTCGCGCTTGAAGGTCTTCAGTTCACTGGGTGAGAGTCCCGCACGCCTGAGATCCGCGAGCAGGCCGTCGAGGCGGTCCTGCGCGCTACCTTTGCGGTAATGTTGCTCCTGCTTTTTTCTTCCGGCCTCCGGTGCCGGTGCGGTCTTTTCCTCGGAGTCTTCCTCTTCAGGCTCATCGCCTTCACGAGGTTCTTCCTCGGCGGATGAAGGTGCCGGTTCCTTCTTTGACGGCTTCTTTTCTGCTGGCACCTCGCCGGTCAGACGCCATTTACTGTAGGCCTCTGGACTCGACGGAGGCGTGATGGTGGTGCCGGTGGACGGTTCCGGCGCACCTTGGGTGTCGGCGCTTTTAGCGTCCTGAACTTCTTCAGGCATTTTTTGGAATTTTTGGAATTTTTGGAGTGCTAGAAATTACGGTATGCCGGACCACGTCCGGCGAGAATGCCGCGCGCTTGCGCGATTGCCTGCGGTGAGAGACCTCCCGGCACCGGCGGTGGCATTCCGGCGGCACCTTGGAACGGCTGCGGTAACGATTGCGGCATGCCAGGATTCAACGGTGCGCCTCCGCGCGCCATGATCTGCTGGCCGATATTTTGCATCTGCTGCGGCGAGAACATTCCCGGCACCGGAGATACTGGTCCGAGATTGCCGCCAGCTCCAGGTGGTTGAGGTGGACTGAATCCGCCAGGAAAGCCGTTTGGGAACCGCGCCGCAATGTTGGCCGATATCTGTTGTGGCGATAGGCCGGTGACGCCGCCACCTATTGGCGCGCCAATCGAGCCTTGCGCGCCACCCGCCGGTAGCGCCTGGATCGCGTTCGACATATCCGGCGGTGGTTGCTCCCAACTTGGCGTGCCGCCGCTATCACCGGGCCTGATGCCTTGTTGCTGCATCTGTGAACCGAGCGAGTTTCTAATGTTGGCGAGCGCAGCCTGCCAGCCTCCCGGCATGTTCTGCAATGCGCCGGTGATACCCGCACCGAGCGCGCCTTGAGCGCCTTGCGCCTGCTGAAGATACCTCGGGTCCATGCCAAAGCCGATGCCGGACTGCTGCCGCATCGGACCGGCATAGCCTGGATCTTGGTACGCTCCCGGCGCGCCGAATCCTTGAATAGCGGACCAATTCACTGGTGCCCAAGAACCCATGTCGATATCCTTTCTATATAGTCACGGTCAACGCGATCGCCATCAGAAACAAACCGAGCGCCATCAGGTTCACGCGCGCCGTAGGAACTTGCACGGCAGCCGCGCCGAAACAGATGATCGCCAAAATGAGAAGCACCGTTTTTAAAGTGAGTGCCATTTATTCCTGACCTCCTGCTTGCGGTTGTTGTGCCGCGTCCTGAGCGCTTTGCGCGGCGGCATGCTGCGCCTCTAGCGTGGCCTGTTCCTTTTCAGCCTCGGCCTCGAATACCGCCTTCTCTCTCTCGTGCTGGCGGTCTTCTTCGGCCATTCTCAACTCATGGTGATGCTGCGCCGCAGCCGTGCCTCGCTCGTGCGCCGTCTTGTGCAGATCCTTGGTCAACTCGTGGATCGCTTCGATTCTCTGGCCCAAGACCTGCGCCTGGGTGTTGATCTGCGCGACCGCGATCTGGGTGTCGGCCTTGACGCGCTCGACCTCCAGGCGGCCTTGGTTGTCGATCACGCGCGCACTGCGCTCCTGTTCCAGTTGCTGGTTCTTGGCTTGCAACTCCTGCAACATCGCCTGCATCTGCTGCATCTGGCCTTGCGCCTGCGATATCGCCTGCTGCGCCTGCGGAGGTAACTGCTCCTGACCTTGCTGCGGTGAGATGGCCTCGACCATCTGGTCTCCGACAGGCCCGAGTTGGAGCATCTTGATCGACATGGCGAGCAGTTGCGCTGCGGTAGGAGGTGCGAGCACGCCTCCTTGAACGAGCGGCTGCAGGTTCTGGATCAAGGCGCTCAAATGCTCCTGCGCCGCGTCCCGCTGCGATGCATTCGACGGACCTGTTGAGATGGTCACATCGTGATCGCCTTCTTCGACCGCGATATGCTGGACTTGGCCGGTTTGCGGGTCCATGACCGGCTCGTTGATATGAACAATCGAACGCTTGTCGTCGATGTCACAAAGCGGCACATCCATTGCGCCAGAGTCATAAAGCGGCAGCCAGCTCTCGATGATGCGGCCACACCTTTCTATGGCGCGCTCGAAGTTGTCAACGAAGTGATAGGAGCCTAATGCCTGCTCCTGCTGAATCCTTTGAATGGCGATGCCGGACTTTTCATTCGCCCGCATCGCCGCAGTCGGCAGCGGACTGATTCCCATGGCGGCCTGAATGGCGCGCCGCGCCGAATCCTTGGCGAGCTGGTAGGCAGCGAAGTTCGGCGTGAAGCTTTCTCGTTCGGGCTTCGGCAGAATCTGGCCGTTGGCCGAATCCGGTATCGGATCGATTTGCAAATATGGATACGGCTTCTTGGTGACGTTCATCCAGGATTCGCGATCGGATTCGAACTGGCCGGTGTAGCCGATAAACGGCGTCTTCGGCGTCAATCCGGCCTCCTCGGCCTCGCACGAGACCAGGAACGCAAGCATCATCTGCGGATCGCGCGCGAGGCGCACGAGTGAAAAAATCTTGCGTTTGGTGACGCCTTTGGCATCATCGACGTAGCGCTCCAGACCAATGCAACACGGTATCGGAATCTCGCAACCCGGCTGCGCGTTCTCCTCCAGGATCTCGACGCCGTTGGTGATGTACTCAGTCACGGTCTTCTTTTCAACCGTGCGGTTGTCCACCTTGCCGGACTGCGGATTGGTGCGCCGCTGTTTTTTGAGTTCTATATTGACCTTCCAGTACTCGGCGACCAGAATGGTCTGATCGGACGGAAACCACTCGGTCGCGGTCTTCTGATCTTCGGCGGTGAAGTTGGTCCGCTGCGCGTCCGGCCACCTCTTTTTAAACTTCTCGCGCGACATCGGCTCGATGACGAAGCACCAGCGCGCATCGGACCAGTCCGGTCGCTTGCAGTCGGGATCATAGAGCACCGAATCGGGATTCGGAATACTTCTGATCACGATTTCCTGGGTCCAATCATCGGGATCGGTCGATTTCCATTCGCGGCCGATCCTCCAGTACCCGTAGCTGCCCTCCAACATTTGCTGAAAGGCGGTTTCATAGACGGAGGTCGCTTTGGAGCGGTACTCGATGGCGCGGATTCTCGACTGCCGGTATTCCGCGGTCTGATCGTTCGAGTTGCCGCCCGCGGGCTCCACTCTGACGGCGCGCTTGTCCTGGCGGATGTTGTTGAGCGACTGATTGATGTACTGGCTCAATTCATCGTGGTTCAAGACCGGGCGGTCGGCGTCCTCGCGCGCCTTGCGGTCGCGCGCCGGCCAGGGATCGCCGCAGATGAAGCGCAGATCGGTCTGGCGCTCTTCCCGGACTTCGCGCCAATAATCGGTCGCATAGCGGTAGTTCTCGCGGATTTCAGAGAGCAGTTCCTCGTCGGATTCCGACACTTCCGGCGGCGACTGTGGCTCGTCGTCCAAGTCTATAAATGCCACTTATTTCGTTTTTTTGAGAGCTTTAGAGCCTTTTTTCTTGTGTCCCAGCGAAGGATCGGCATGCAGCTCGGCCTTCATTTTGTCCTTCTGGGCGGGAGAAAGCGGTGAGACCTTTGACAAAAGATACCTTACGCCGCGCCTAGTCCAGGGCATCGCTCTTAACTTCCGGCACTTGAAATTCCTTGAGCGTGCCATCCGGCTGCTCGACGGGCAGGCGCCTGCGCTCGGCATCTTCCCGTGCTTCCATCATGTACTGATCGAACGCGCGCGGTTTGAACCGCAAGTAAGCCGACATCGCTTCGTACATCGCGCGCCGCTCGGCCGGGTCACACGCTATTAATAATGATACGAAGTGGGCGTGGTCCCGGACGAAAAAGGCCAACTGATGCACCAGGCCGGGATCGGTCAATTCGGCGAAGCCGTGCTCGGCGAGCGTGTGGTTGATGCGCCTTTGTAGCCGCTCGTTCACTTGACCCTGTTCTATCCACCATCTCAGGCTTGTCGTTTCGATAAGCCTGTGATCCAGATCCCTAATCGCCTACTCGGCTCCGCCTACTTCGGCTTCCTCGGCCCGCGCACCGCGCATACCGGCCGACCGCGCCAGGCGGCCGCCTACTTCGGCCTGCTCTTCTCTGGCCTCCTGCATTCCCAAATGCTTCGACACATGAGCGAGCATTTCCTTGCCCTGGCCAGGGCCGAAGGCGATCTCCTGCGTTTCGGGCGCGCCCATCATGAA